ACCTTCGTCGTCAGTCCATTCAAAACGACCACTAAAAAGTTCACCGTCTTTGCCTTCGATGTATGGACCATAGTAATCTTCTTGCCAATCATCTCTACATTTTTGTTCGAATGCCCAAATCATTTCATCTAGCACCCAGTCCCAACGCTCAAAATGTTTAGAATCAGCATTGCCACCTTTACAGTATTCATCAATATTCTCTTTAGTAGCTTGTAGTTCTTCTGTAACATCTTCGTTATCTACAAACGGAGCGCCATGTTTTGTAGCTTTTAACTGTACAAGCATAGGCAAGATAATAGGAGCAAGGGTGTGATCCATACCCCAAGTGTCCCAAGGATCAATATGCACTTTGAACCTTTGCCCTTCAAACTTTTCTAAAATCTTGTTGATGGTTTTGTTGTATACCCACTGAAGACCATCTTGAAGTTTCTCAAGTGTTTTTTCGAGTCGAGTGTTACTTTCAGTCCATTCTCGATTGTATTTTTTATCCATGTAGCGATCATGAACATAACTGACCCAGCGATCATTATAGGATTTAATCGACACTTTCATTTTTCATCTCACCATCACGAACTACATACCTATAAACAGGACAACCACTTGACCGAATATAAGAACGGCCACCATCAATCATATTACCGTTCCCAAACATCTTGTAGTCATGACGATGGGCACTATACTGTAGATTACCATCATCATCTTCAATGAGACCAAATTCAAAATCTTCAACTTTATCTGCATTGGTAATCATTATATTACCCGAATGATTTTTATACAACCCAAAATACCTGTTACCAAACTCAGGATGTGGCGTGTCACGATAAAAGATATCAGTGGCTTGTGAGCCTTCTTTTATAGTCGTAGAGGTGCAAACATACTTAATAGGAACACCATCTTTCTCTGAATAGTGTTTGCAAACTTTTTCAATATCAAATTGTGGCTCGTGTTTAATCATTTCTCTACCTGTTCATTTTCAATCACTCGTTTTGATTATAGTCTTGCGAATCCATTCGACCTTGTAATTCTTATCCCATCCTTTAAGATAATCATTGTCTTTATCGAACAGTTCCAGTATTTCATCTTCGTTCATGGTAGTAGTGTCTGTAATGTATTCTCCCATATGTTTTTGAGAGAACTCTTCACATTCTTCAGCAGTCACTGTATCGTTAGCCCACTCAATAGCATTAACTGGCTCTGATGGATTTAGTTTTTGTAAATCATCCTTATGCATTACATAACGTATGCGAAACGATGAAATACAAGTTACAACAACATAATCTTTTTCTTCTACATTATCAGTCATTATTATCTCCTCATCTCTGCTAGTGCTTCAGCATCTTCAGTAGAAAACACTGGAACCATATTACTCTTGTGCATCGTTGCAATGCCAAGTAGCTTACGCTCACCACTATATTGCATAGGTTCTTTTTTCGGTGCCACACCAGTTGGAATTTGGTTAGAAAGTTTGGTGGGCCCGGCAGGATTCGAACCTGCGACAACGCCGTTATGAGCGGCGGGTTCTGACCGCTGAACTACAGGCCCTTTATATTCATCTAATCTTTATCGTAACGAGTTTTAAACCCGATCTTCCCGATCTTCAAGTCTTTTCTTCGCCTTTCATATTCTTCATTGGTTATTGTTGATTTTACTCCATCCTCATTTTCTACATACCATACGTTTTTATATTGATCGTATACCGGTAGCATCATTTATCATCTCCTTTTAAACAGTTGGCGCGTCGTTGGCCGTAATCCCAATCCCCATTGAGTTCCATATCGTACCATTTCCATGGTCCTTTAGTATGCGCGGCAGGCATCATTTATCCTATCGGCTTAAAAGCTTTGCGGAATTCCTCATCTGTATAAGTCTCAATCCATGCATTTTCATGTTAGTTGTAGTCACGAAGCAGGGTAGTAGGTGCATACTCATATCTTTTCCTTTCACTTTAATCATAATACATCATATGAAGTATGGTGTCAACCTATTACGAAGGAATTTTTGGACCTTTATCTGCTGGTTCGGGGAGATTCTTTTTCATATCAAACTCCCATTCTAGTGCTTCATTAATTTCAACGACGAAGCAAGCATAACCTTCAGGATCAACACCAATAACAATCAAATCTTCTTTATGAGAGTATACACCTATGAATACATCACCTTTAGCGGTGTTTGTCAACCCACTTGCAACCAAAATATAACCTTCTTCATCGATCCAATTTGAAATATCTTTTGCATCGTCACACACCAAACTGATTGGCATGGTAAACATAGCCGATTTTGCGGGAGTTGAAATCATAATAACAACAGCGATAGTAATTGCAGATAGTAATTTAAACATTATACTTCTCCTTGTATGAAACTCTGGCATCCACAAACCCTTCAATGAAGTTGTCTCTGTTTTCAACAAACACTTGTGGTTCAGAGCCATCGACCGCAATAATCACTACGGTGCGACTGACTGGGATTTCAGTCCGTTCCTCATACATTACAGCATAGCAAGATGCTTGCATAAAGTAGTTAGAAATCCATTCTTTCTTTTTGGGTTTACGAGATGTTTTGAAATCAATAATGGAGAGTTTCCCGTCGAACTCTGCGATACAATCTACCCTACCTGCTGTTTTCAGAAAATCAGAATACAGAGGTGCTTCTAGATATTGAATGTTATCAATATATGTGTCTAAGATAGGTTGGATTTGTTTGAACGTAAAGACGTTCGCTGGCATCTGACCATCAAGATAGTCAGGCTTATTGTTGAGGTAGTCTTCACAGATTTGGTGAACCTTTGTACCTCTAGAACCAGCTTGTGTAGAAATGCGATTAGCTTCTTCTGCGCCAACACGTTTTCTCCAAGCAGCAATGCCTGCTTTGCTTAGTTCTGATAGTATAGTCGTAACTGACGGGTAGCGATTTCCGTCAGGCGTGTTGTACACCCTACCGCTACCCGTCGTTTCAGCAATTAGCTCCGTTAGAGTTGGAGAATTCACATGATTAAAGTGTTTCATCAATCTAGTCCCAGTTTGGACCTCGCTATAATATAGGACTTTACGAGGTCTGAGCGAACAATGTCTTCAGCAGTAAATTCGATAAAATCAAATTCTTCCATACTATCTATAATGCGTAAAAACTCTCTTAGCCCGCTCAATTCTTTTTTTCGTTCGCTTGTCAAGTCATCTTGACGAACGTCTCCACAAAATATAATTCTACAGTTTTCACCAACTCTTGTCATCACAGAATGCAACTCCATTGCACTCATGTTTTGAACTTCATCCACAATGATAATCGAATCATCTAGCGTGATGCCACGAACGAATGAAGTTGACATAAACTCCACAATGTTCTTTGTCTTTAGTATCTCGTAAGCGTCACCACGATTGAATAGCTTTCTAGCAATGTCTTGATAAGGTGCTTCATACACCTTCATCTTTTCTTTTTGATTACCGGGCAAAAACCCCATGTCTCTTGTCGGTACAACTGATCTGACGATGAATACTTTATTAAAATCTTTTCCCTCAAGCACAGATTTGAGTGCTAAATATAAACCAATAAATGTCTTACCTGTACCAGCAATACCATGAAGCATCAAATGATAATCGTTATGCCAGGAATGAAAAGCATCTTGTTGTGCTATTGTTATTGGTTTGATATTTGATAGTTTAAATCTCTCTCCTACGTTCAGTTTTCCAGATTTATCCAAGATTTTATCTTGGCGCAAATTTCTTTTTTGTCTTTTTGTGAGGCGGTCTGGACTTGCGAGCATGGATTGTCCTACTTTGTTTGAATGGTTGATCCCCGATTGGCTTTTTTCACTCTTGTCAAAACATCGTTGAACCCGTTATCGATTTTACCAGTAGTACTACCAGTACCCGATACAATAGCGGGAGCAGAGATTATCATTCTATAACTACCATCCTTAATAACTTCTTGTGCTTCCTCCCATGTACAAAAGGTTGTCATAGTGTCACCAGATTCAATATGCTCAAATGAATATGTAGGCATCATTCTTCTCCAGTGACAATGTTATATATTTGTTTCCAATTTCTTGCAATACGCATATTTGAATTAATATGGCTTTCGTTGTGCGTGTGTCGCATGAGAATTGGATTGAGGTTAAATTTCAACCCACATTCTGCATTCTCTACTTTATCTTCAATCCACCAGCATTCTGAATCTTGAAACTTCATCAACTCAGCGTCTTTATCAGCACCTGTTTCAATACAAGTGATGAAGTCAAAAACATTTTCTCCAAATATTCTCACTAAGTTTTTTTCACGAAGGGTTATAGCATATGAGTTAGTAGAGAGTGATGTAATCACGCCGAAGATATATCCATGCTCTTCGTTCAGCTTTTTTACATACTTCACTGCATCTCTAAGTGCTGGTAGAAACCCAATCCATGCACTCTCATTAAACTCTGTTACAAGTCTACGACCATCAGCCTTGTCAACAACTTCATTGAATATCTTATCGATGCCATAGACACGTTGATAACCATTAGATAGCGTATACCCCTTTTCGTCCATGAACTCGAAGAATCGGTATGACCAATCAAGTAGAACGCCATCACAATCAGTTAGTATCAATTTAGAGTTCTTCATATTGCTCCGTTTCACGAATTTTGTTTTTCTGTTTACGCTTTTCTTGATAGGCATATTCTTTTATTTTTTGAGAATTGTTACGCTCGATTGTTCTGCGCTCAAATCGATTTGGATTATCATCCCAAACATTTTTCTCTCGGCGATACGTCTTACCCATCTCTAGTCTACTTGTCCTCTGCAATTAAATTTGAAAATGCTTCGTTGATTGTTTTTACAGTCAATCCCTTAACATGCTTACCATCTTTCATATCGATAAGAAGGAGTGCATCATTCTTATTGACAGTCTCAAGCAGTTGAATGAACAACTGTTCTCTCTTCATTGGCTTGACGTTTGTGCCAGTGCCTTCATAGAAATATGGAATACGCTTTGAATTCGTATACAGCATACCATGATCGTCTACTGCTTCTGATGGTGTGTATGGAGGAGCGCCTTCAGGTAAAAGGCACTTGAGAGAAGGACAGTACATTGCTTTGAGTACTGTCTTCAATGGCTTTGCTTCATTCTGCTTGAGCCATTTCACTTTCTCAGATTTTGTTTTCATCTTAGATGCTTTGTCTAAGATTTCAGAAATAGATAGTTGCATTTAAAATTCACCTATGTTTTCAATAAGATTTTTCAATCGTTTTTCAATGAAGTAGTTAAAGAGTTTAGAGCGATCACCGCTCTCTTCATTGTATTTAGTCATCACTTCTTCTTGAATATAATCAGGCACCATAGACAAGTCAATCATTGCCTTATTGCGCTGATAACCACGAAGAATTGTTTCGTCCGTCATACAATCATTTTTAAGTTCAGCAGTATACTGTGCGATACGCTTTTGTGTCATAGGTCTCTGTCGAGTTCCCATAACAAGACAATCGTCTTCTGATAGCATGTTAGGCACACCATCGCCAGTATCACCCTTCATAATGTGTTCCATTATGTATTGATTAGGATCAGCATGACGAAGCCAACGCTTACGAATAGGATCGTATTGAGTTACATTAGCATACTTGTGCAGTTGAATAAAGTCTTTATCAGCAGAAAGAATCAAAATCTTTTCTGTTGAGCCAGCGTTCAATTCAACACCAAACTTATGACAGATTGTACCAATAGCATCATCTGCTTCAGCACGGTCAACCTGAACTGTTTTGTATGGAAAAACTTCTTTGATTTCATCTCGCACAAGATTTAGGATACGAAACAGTTCGTTCCAATTGAGTTCAGAAGACTCACGAGACTTCTTGCGATTTGCTTTGTAGTATGGGAATACGTCTCGTCGCCAGTAGTTCTTATCATCGAAACAGAGAACGAGTTCTCCATAATCTTTGACGAACTTCTGACGATACGAGCGAATTGAATTGAGAACCATGTGTCGAATGAGACTTTCCTCAAACTCGACATTATGATGGTTACCAATTTGAATCATGACGTTACTAATCATCACCTGATTCATATCAACTAAAATCACTTGCTTGTCCTTCATTGTTACTATACTTAATATATATCATATCGAAACAAATGTCAACTCTTTTTCTAAAAAGATGATAAAAATTGCGTCCATTCCTTTTGACGGCGAGACCAATTAAAAGTGTTGTTTGTATTGTGTATTTGTAAATTCATATCTAACACACCATATGTTTTGATATGCTCTATAGCACTCTCCAAATACCTATGCGCTCTGTTAGCGTGAATCTGCACATCCTCATCCCACTGATACATAGTAGTCATATTAGCAGCAGTCTCAGGAAGAGCAGCATAGTTTGGATGGACACAGAGACACCCAGCAGACATGGCTTCAATCAACGCAATGCACGAAGTC